TCATGGATATTATCCTGAGTGGAGAACTGCAAATCCATCATTTACTGAAATTGGGTCAGACCAAAACAGTCATTCATGGGGTCAATGGGACTACTTCACTAACAGACGTTCAGATTGGGATACAGAGGTAGCAACTTTAGGTACTGACTTAGGTCAAATGAGAAACCATCACGCAGAAATGCTTGCAACAATTCCTGAATAGAAAAACACTAAGATATTTTAAAGGGTCATAAAGACCCTTTTTTCTAGCATTAAATTTGCAAACGACTAAATAGTGTGGTATACTTACAATATTAATTGCAACAGACTAAACTTATGGCTGGAAAGAACTTACATTTAGAACACCTCGAAGACGAAATCATTAACTATGGAATCGCAGGTGGTCGTGCATCAATCAATTTCTTAAGAGAGTTAAGAGATATGATGAAAGGTAATGCATCAGGTCGTGTCAACATGACTGTTAAGTGGGACGGTGCTCCTGCAATTTGGTGTGGCCCTCATCCTGAAACAGGAAAATTCTTTATCGCAAAGAAATCACTATTCAATAAAGGTGGTGGACTTTTCTATTCTAGTATAAAGGAAATCAACGACACTTCCGACTTAAACGGAACACTTAAACAAAAATTTACAGAAGCATTCAATGCTTTTTCAGGTATCGGAATGAAAGAAATCCTGCAGGGAGACTTGATGTTTACTTCGGGAGACAAAAGTAACACTAAGATGGATGGAGTAGATTACATTACATTCCAACCAAATACTATTGTATACGCAGTTCAGAAGGATTCTAAGTTAGGAAAAGAGATTGCAAGTGCAACACTAGGTGTAGTTTGGCACACAACTTACAAGGGTTCAACAATCGAAGGTTTGTCTGCATCATTCGGTGCAAAACTTCCACCTGCACCATCCAAGGTTTGGCAAGATGATGCAACATACAAAGATACAACTGGTTATGGTAACATGACTGCACAAGAAACACTTAAACTAACACAAGCACTTACTGCTACAGGTAAATCATTTCATGGTATCACTGCGAAAGACCTCAAAAAGTTCAATGACATACAGGGAGTTCTTAATTCAAAAGGAGCTGCAGGTGCATCGTACAAAACGTACACTAACACCCTTATCCGTAATAATAAATGGAATCCCAATGGAAAAGACTATCTTACACACGTTGAGAACTACTGGAGAGATAAGATAGTTGCAAAGGTTAAGATGCAAAAGACTAAAGACATCAAGATACAGGTTGGTAAAGATGTCATGAGAGACTTAAATATCATTAAGAAGATGGTAGATAACCTTGCTCAATTCCAAGGACATCTAATCACATCAAAATCATTGATTATTACTGCGTTAAATAGAATAAAGAGTATAGGAACCTTTGTTAAGACTGATAAAGGATTCAAGGTTGTAAACCCCGAAGGATATGTCGCAATCGACTCAGACGGGTCTGCAGTAAAACTTGTAGATAGAATGGAATTCAGTCATAATAACTTTACAGCTGCAAAGGCATGGGACAAATAATGAAAACATTCGGAGAGTTATTAGATGAGACAATTAGAGTACCTATAAGTATAGGTGATACAGTTCTCGGTGGTAAGTTCAAGAACAAAAAAATGATAGTAAAGTCTATCGAGAAAAATGAAAAGGGAGACATTACTATTAATGGTAAACCTTTCATGAAATTTAGGGTAATGAATCAAGATGAAATCGTTTAAAAAACTATTTGAAGCAAAGGGTGAAAAGGTTGTATTTACTTTTGGTAGATTCAATCCACCTACTGTTGGTCACGGAAAACTAATCGATGCACTTAAGAAAGCATCGGGTGGTGGATATGCACCCCTAGTGTATATGTCACATTCCCAAGACCCAAAGAAGAATCCCTTAGACTATAACACAAAATACAAATGGATGAAGAAATTCTTTGGTAAGAAAGTTGGTGTAGTAAATTCAAATTCAAGACAGGTATTTCAAATTGTAACAGAACTATATTCTAGAGGATGTAGAGACGTGAGAATGGTTGTGGGTTCAGATAGAGTTAGAGAATTTGATACACTTATAAGAAAATACAATGGGTCTAAAGGTAAACATGGATTCTATAATTTTGATAATATTGAAATCATATCTGCAGGGGAAAGAGACCCCGACTCAGATGATTTGGTTTCAGGAATGTCTGCAAGTAAAATGAGAAAGGCCGCAGAAGAAGGAGATTACGATTCTTTTAAACTGGGTGTTCCATCTAAAATGATGACCGACCAAGCGTTACTTTACAAAGAAGTAAGAAAAGGTATGAGTATCAAAGAAGAAACAATGCCAAACTATATGTTTGAGGATATGTTAACTGAAGGTGTTTATGACCAAGGTATATTCAAAGCAGTATTTCTAATGGGTGGGCCAGGAAGTGGTAAATCAACAGTGGTTGATGCACTATCTTTAAAGACACTAGGTCTTAAAATGATTAACAGTGACGTTCACTTTGAAAGACTTATGAAAGATGCAAATATGTCTATGAAAATGACCAAGACTGGTAGTGGGGAAGTCAACCCCGAAAGAGATGCACTCAGAAGTAAAGGAAAGAAGATTGCAGGGAAACAATTATCAATGCACGCTCCTGCTAGATTGGGATTAATCTTCGACACTACTAGTGCAAAAGCATCCAAGATTCAGAACTACAAAAAAGAATTGGATAAACTAGGTTACGAATACAAAATGATATTTGTTAAGACTAGTCTATCACTTGCACAACGACTCAACTCAATGAGAGCAAGAGTAATACCCCCTGAAATTCTTATTAAAGAACATGAAATGGTCGCTAAAAATGCAGAAGGATTTAAAAGATTATTCAAAAAAGATTTCATAGAAATCCTAAACGATGATACAGTTAAGTCACTAGAAGCAAAATCTAGTAGACTATACGGACAGATGCTAGGATGGACTTCAAAGTTCCCTACGAATAAAGTTGCACTCGACTGGAAACAGCGAGAGTTAACCTTAAAAAAGAGATAAATAACAATATGGATATATTAAACCAAATACTTAACGCACAAAAAGAAGTCAGAAAAGAAAAGGTTCAGAACTTCCAATCAATGTTTGAAGAAGACGATAACCCTTGTTGGAAAGGTTTTAAGCAATTGGGGATGAAAAAGAAGAACGGTAAAGAAGTACCTAATTGTGTCCCTATGAGTAAAGAAGAACTTAAGTTGGCAGGTATCCGAAAAGAAGAGGTAGATTACTCTCACTTTAATGAACAGAATGTTGCAATCAAAACTGCAAATACAAAAGCAAAACAAATCGATGATTTGGAATCTCTTAAAATTAAACACGAAAAGGAAATCGAAAATCTAAAGAAAAGACACGATAGAGATAACGATAGACTTGCAGGTGAAAAAGAGAGAGAATCAGAAAACGATGCAATCTCTAAGAAGAGAGATGCAACTAGAAGTGAATCTATTGATGAGAAGTTCAAACCTTATGCAGATAAAGTATATTCTAGATGTGTAGATTTCTACATTCAATTCAGAGGTGGTAAAGGAGACAGAATCACTTCAGAAGAGAATAAGAAGGACTTTGAAACTGCAAAGAAGATGATTGATGCATATTGTAGAACAAATAAAATCAAACAGAAACCAGTTTACTCAACACCTCAAGAAGGTTCAAGTGCATACAAAGTCGGTCTTATGATTGACAACTCTTATAGTAAAACAGATGACTATGAAAGAGGTGTAGACTTACAACCTCTATATGTGTCATTAAGTAAACTAAAGACTGCAGAAGACCACGGTGGTGGTTGGGATAAAGCAACTCCTTCAGATTCCCGAAGATTGAAAGGGGCAGTAATTGGTGAAGAAAAGAATTGTGGTTGTGGTAAAACTCCTTGTGAAACATACGGTGAAGAAGTCCAAGAAAGAAATTCAGATGTAATGAAAAAGAGAAATCAGTCTCAACAAAAGGCCCATCAAAAAGCAATGATGAAGTCTGCAAAAAAGTCTATCAAGGACTATGATGCAAAGAATAAGAATAAGAATGAAGATACCGAAGTCGAAGAAGGTAAAATCAAATACCGTGGTAATCTAAAAGACCTATTGAACTCTAAACTCAAGGAAGAAGAAAAAGTAGAATGTCCTGAGTGTAACGGTCAAGAAGGTGGATGTGACCATTGTGGTGGTACAGGTTATCATGTAACAGAAGGTAAATTAGTTTCAGCTATTCAGGACGTTATTGATAATGTTATGAATAAAATCAATCAACAAGTCGGAAAAGAGATTGCTAAGAACCAAGAGAAAGGTCTTGGTATGTTGAATACACTAGGTTCATTTGTTGGTTACAAGGTCACTGATAAGAAACAAGAGAAAGGAAAGTTATTCCTTAAGTTTGGTGACAATATGGACGAAGAATTACAAGAAAGGGACTATAAATCAGAGTACGAGAACTACCATAAAGACCCTGAACAAATCAAAAGACGTGCGAAGAGAAATGAAGCACGAAGAATGTTAAAGAATAGAAAAGGAATTAAAGGTAAGGATGTTCATCATAAAGATAACAACCCTATGAATAATGATAAAGATAATCTATCGATTGTTTCACAAAAGTTCAATAGAACCGAACCAAGACTTAGAATCAATGCTCAGTGGGTTAAGGCCGCTGCTAAAAACAAGAACAAAAAGGGGAAATAGAAATGTCAGACGGTAACAAAAACAATAACGGAGTTCATGAAGTGGGAACAGAGGAAACTCGTCTTGCATACCAAAATGATACTCCTGGCCAACAGGTTGAAAGATATCTCAATACAATCAATCAAGTGATTGAAGAAAAGAAAGAGAAACAAAAGAAAGCTTTCACTAAGGTATTCGATAACCCCCTTAAAGGATTCCCTTACAATGAAACTTTAGATGATTCTTTTGTTGATGATATTCAAGAAGCACCTAAGTTAAAGAACTTGATACCTGAATTTGAAAAGATTGTAAAGACTAAAGGTGCAGCTAAAGTACAAGGTACTATGGTAGATATGTTTACTGCAAGTGTTATTGTAAAAGCATATGAACAAGTCAATGATAAGAACAAAAAGAGAATGGAGACATCAAATGTATTCACTCTTATTAAACTTGCACAAAAAGTTATGGGTATGAAAGAAGAAACTGTATCAGAAGCAATGAAAATAAAAGATATCTTCAAGAAACATAAAAGAGAACTTACAAAAGCATACAAAACTGGTGATTTATCATTCTCAGGGTCGGCAGGTAAGAAAGCAGAAGATGACCTAACAACATGGGCGATGGACAACAATGAAATTAAGACTGATGACCCCGATGAGTTTTTTGATTGGTTGTCTCGTGACCTTGAAGATATAGTCAAAGGTAAAATTAGAGAAGAAACTGTTTCTGAAAAAGTAGAGTACGCAGAGTACAAATTCAAAAACAAAAAAGATGCTCAGAAAGCACTAGACTACTTTAAAAGTCAACAGAGAATTAAACTAGACATCAACGATGATGGATTAAGTCAAGGTGAACTTGCAATCGATGCTGGTAATAAGGACATGACTAAACAACACAAAGAAGTGTTGAAAATGTTTAAACCAAAAGTTCTAACAACAGAAGGTACTGAACAGGATGCTTCGGGTGAAGGAACACCAAATAAAGATGATGTTCATTTACCTACTGATGCCAGAGATGATAACGGAGTACTTTCAGAAGGTAAAATGAGTGAACTATTCCTAGACATTCAACAAGGTGCTACAGCAAAAGACATCGCAAGAGACTATCCAGTTACACTTGCACAAGCAAAAGACTTCCTTAAAGATTACTACGGTCAGAAGAAAAAACCTATGAATATGGGTGAAGGAATGCAAAGTTCTAAACTTACTGGACAAGAGATATCAGTATACTTCAAGAGAAATAAAGTTAGAGATGCAGAAACAAGAAAGGCAGTTGAATTCGCACTTGACCATGGTGGTGCATACTCTTATGCAATCAAAGGTATTGAGAAGATGAAGAAAGGTCTCTCAAAGAATAAAGATGTTGTAAAAGCACTCAACTTTGCAAACTATGGTGAATCAGTTAAGGTTCCTTCAGTAGGATTCCAGTTTAAGGAAGACTCACCTGTTGCAGGTAATATGCAAGTCGAAGGAGACCCATATATACCTCAGAAGAAAGGAGTTAACAAGAACATTGCGAACTACTGGAATAAAGAGATTAAAGGGTTAAAAGACAAAGAACTAGAAGCAATCCAATCCATGTACATGATAACAGACCATAGTGGTGTTGTTCAAATGTACAAGGCAGGTAAAAGAGACTTTATTAAGTCTATAAAATCCTAACTAAATACTTGGAGAAGTACTTGAAGGATATCTTGACGGAACAACACGGAACAGGTATTAAATATCTGATTAGGACGTTTAATGATTCGGTTCCTTTAGAGATTGTGAATGGCATGAAGAAGACTATGCACATTCTAAGTGGTAATGGGTGGTGTATGAGAGAACGAGGTTATATGCCAATTGAACTAAAACTGGGTAAAGAATATACAATGAAGGGAAACCTTGAAAAAGGGGAATCTGAGTTGGTAGTTAGAATCCAAATAACATAAATAAAGATATGAGTCATAAAACAGAAAACTGGCAAGATGCACTATTAAGAGTTCGTAAGGGTCTTAATGAGTCAAACACACCTGTTGAAAAAACAGAAGACGAAATCATCTCGGAAGAGATTGATGCACTTATCGGGTTATTAGAAGACGATAAAAAGGATGCATTGAAAGATGTCCCTAGTGCTGGTGATAAATTTGATGCAACTAAACTTAAAGACGCTGACGGTAAAAAGTTGTATGATACTGGTATCAAAGAAAATGCACTAGAAGGTATGTTAACTAAACTTACCGAAAAAAATATGTTAGGTAGACTTGCAAAGTCAATGGAACTTAACGAAGAAAACAAACAAAAATTATTCGATTATTTCGAATCAGGAGAGTTAGAACAATGAGTTTTACAGGATTTCAATTAGGTTTAACAGATTCTTTAATCGAAGCATCTAAAAAAGTTGTAGAGTCATCAGCAGAATATAAGAAGTTCTTTGATGGTGCATTAAAGAAATTTGGTGTTACATCCCCAGCAGAATTATCAGATGAGAAGAAGAAAGCTTTCTTTGATTACATCGATAAGAACTGGAATGGTGAAGATGAGTCAGGAAAAGACGGTGCAAAATCAGAAGGAACACTTCCACCTGCTCTTCAAAAACACTTAGACAAGAAAAACGGCAAAAAAGACGATTCTAAAGACGAAGACAAAGAAGATGTCAAAGAAGGCGAATTACCACCTGCATTGCAAAAAGCAATAGACAAGAAGAACGGTAAAAAAACTGATGACAAAGAAGATGTCAAAGAAGAAGAGAAAGACGAAGAAGAAGTAGAAGAATCTCCAAAACCATCGAAAAAATTCCTAAAAGCACGGTATAGTTAATACCATGAGTTTAGTTAGAGTCATCAAAGAACATAATATCCTTGCAGAAGCAAGTAGAGATTATTACAAACAGGTAGATGCTCTTATTGGTAAACACGGGAATGAAACAGCATTCAGGTACAAGTCACCTATGCACAATAAAATGATTACAGATATCAAAAAATTGATGAAATCTGAAAAAGAGTTTCCTGAGTCACAAAAAACTTCTACTAACATCATGAAGAACATGAATGCAGGTTTTGAGATGATGGGTTACGAAGAAAACATAGTTATGACTGAAAGACAACACAAATCACTGGACAAAGATTGGACAGGTGATACTGCATTTAGAGAAGACCTTGCAAGAATATTAATGCAAGACGCTATTATGTCACACGCAATATTTGGAGAGTAACATGAACTTATACGAAGCTTACAGAGATATGAAGCTTTCTGAAGAGATTGTAGATATTACTGTAGATAAGAACAATAAAATCGCATCGTCTTCAAAACAGAATTCGATGGCATTGTTGGTTCATAATGCAGGAAAGAGAATGGGTCTTAAATCTTCAATGGTGGGTAAACACATTAGAGTTAAAGGTTCAAAGAAGATGATACAAGACTTCATGATGGTAGTCATAGGTAAATCATCTTACGGTGACCCAACAGAACAAGACACATCAACACCTCAGATAGATAAGATGTTGTCAAAAGGATTAAGATAACGTGGAAAGAGTAGACGCTAGATTTAAAACTTTTAAAGAGAAAATTAAAAAACTCGGTTATATGAAAGGTGAGGCGAAGAAAGTCGCACAAGTCATGGAAAAGGTTGCAGACTTCGGAATGATGTCTGATGCAGGGAACCAAAAGGTTGCTCGTGCAGTATCTAAAGCAAAAACCGAAAAAGATTTGAGAGATGCGTTAAAGAAAATTGCTACGATGGCAAAAGGAAAGTACGCAGAAGCTGGTGAAGATGACGTTATCCAAAGAGCAATTTGGGCAATGGGTTCTTCTGCAGTAGGGATGCAATTGCGACCTGATGCACAAGTATTAATGCAACTTAAGAAATTAATTGATACTGGAAGAGACCAAGACATCAGAACAGATGATATGAAGACTATGAAGGTCAAGGCGAAAGATGCAGAAAAGGTTCATGACGTTTTAATGCAACTTAAGACTCCTGATCGGTCTAAATACCTTATATTATTACAGAAAGACATAAAGTCTTTTAAAACCAATTTTAACGGTATACTTAAGTTTGCCAATAAACAACTTAAAAAATAGAGGAAATCAAAATGGCATTATGGGGACATAAATCGGGAACAGAGAGTAAACCTAACTGGTTATCTACTGCCGAAAAAGAAAAAACACAAGCAACAGCAGGTGGTTGGGAACTTTCAACAGTTGTTGGTTCTAGAACTCGTAAAGAAGTTTTAGTATCAATCAATGGTTTGAATACTCTACTTGCAAATGCTAACATCACATCATTCTTATGGACTACTACTACAGTAGATAAATCAGAAGGATTCACACTTGCTCTAACTGCAACATTCAATGAAGCAGTAGACGTAACAGGTTCACCTACATTTACAGTAGTTAATGACCAACGTGCTGACCATGTATTAACATACTTGTCAGGTACAGGTTCAAATGAGATTAAATTCGCACTTGCAATCGCAGCTGCTAACGCCGCTACTAACGCTGGTGACGTACTTTCAGTCGGTGCAAATCCAATCGCATTGAATAGTGGAACAATTAAAGATGCAGGGACTTCAGTAGTATCAACTATTACTTCAGTCGCTTCAATCGGAGTCACTGCTGGAACTAAAACAGTAGTTGCATAAGGTAGGTTAATATGAAAGTAAATGTATTAGGAACAGAAGCCGCTTGTGGAGTAAGTTCAACTAACGGTTCAAACTTTGGTAAAGGAACTTGTGTTAGACTTCACAATAGTGGTGCTAGTGCAAGATTAATATCTGTAGAAACTTCTGCAGCTGCACTAATTGGTACATTTACACTAGGTGCAGGAAGTACAGTTAACTGTTCAAAGAACCCTACAGACGAAGTATTTGCAGCTCACGCTGAAGTACTTGGAGTCTCAATAGGAATAATAGGATAATAATATGAAAAAATTTGCAGAATTTATGAACGAAGGATACTCACACGACAGTGCAGGATTGTCATCAACTCATGTCCCCCATGATATTAATGACCCTGAAGTAAAAGCAAGGATTAATGCCATCCTTGGTCATTGTGCAGTAAGTGAATTCTTAAACCCAAGTGCCGCTATTGGAATAATCAATTCTAAACTAGGTCAACTTGGTATCGCACTTGACAGTGATGCTCCTGAGATATCTGAAGGTGGTAACTACACTATCGGAATGAAAAGATACGGAGACCAGTTTGGTAAAACCGTAGACACTCCTCATGACGAATTTGATACTAAAACTGAAACAGTTACATTAACACTTAAGGTCGAAAAACTCGCAACAGGTTCATTCAAAGTATACGGAAGTATCTAATGTCTAACCAGTTTGACACTATTCGTGCAATGTTGGAAGGTGTGGAATTAGAAGAAGCACCAAAGATGAAAGGTCTTTCCATATACGGTTCAGAAGTATCAGGACTAAGACGTTCTAAGGGTAGTTCAATGGGTACTTACACTGCTAAACCAGTTGTACTCAAAGGAAAATTAGGATATCGAGTAGAAGATGACAATGGTGGATTTGAAACTCTTGACCTTAAATCTTTTGCAAAGATGTACGGATAAACACAAAGTAATGTCCTAAATACTTTTGAAATTTAATTATATTATGGAAATTCTATGGGTCTATTCGACAAACTCACTGTAAAAAACTTTAGTGCATTCGCACTTCAAAACTATGATGACCCTCAATGTGCAGACATAGAGGAGTTTCAAGAAGACTTAAGAAGGTTTAGATACCTTAAGAGACTTCTACATAGATATCATGAAGCAGGTGAACTCAGAGAACGTCTCATGTTAAACCATCTCATTACTATATTCAATGTATTTGGATATGCAGCTTCAATGAGAATGTTAGAATTTAAAATCCAAGAACCAACATATTGGTCATCCATCAAAACAATGTTATTATATCTAGGTTACATCGAAGATACATGGGAAACAGACATCCCAGTTAACGGTGAATTAGCGCAAAAACTTAGAGATTTATAATGCTGGATTAGCTCAGTTGGTAGAGCAACTGATTTGTAATCAGTAGGTCGTCAGTTCGAATCCGACATCCAGCACCATTCGGGGGGTTTAAAACACCTAAATAGATATATGCGTATCGTAGACACATTAATAGTATTCAGAATTCTTAAGATGTTAACAACACCTTGGAAAAAGTTTGACGCTCATAAGTTGGGTATAATCGATGATAAAGGAACTCGATTAAAAGATAAGAAAATAGAAACCAACGATGATAAACAAGCGTATTCTTTACTCCATAGGTTAGTATTCAACCTTAAACGAATTCTCAACAAGGTTCCATTCGGTAAAACTGCATTTGCATCTTATGCTGTTGCACTACTTTTACTGAAGGAAGAAACTAAACTAGACGAAGAACAAATGGATGAACTTTGTGAAAAGTTCTACAGGGTTCTAAAGACCGAAGGTATCCTACAATCAGAAATGATTACAGAAACTATCAAGGTTCCCGAACTTATGGTCGGATGTAAATATAGACTAAAAAGACAATTGGTCGAACAAAACGAAAAAACTTATCTTCCTAAAACAGAGGTGGACATCATTTCAGAACACAGCATGGTGTTTGGACTGAAAGTCTATGTCGGTTATATTGACAACGAAAGAGTATTGGTGACTGGCGATGACTTATACTAAAAAACAACATTTAAAGGTGTGGGAAGATGCACCAATGAACGCAACTGGTGTTGGAATGTCCTTACCAGTAGATGCAGTAAAGAAAAAAAAGAAGAAGAGAATGCCAGATGAGGTATTCAAGGTACTAAAGCGAAAACTTTAGATTTTAAATTATGAAATATTTGAATTGGTTAGCACTAGTAACTAGTGTCGCAATTGCAGGAATAGCTGCATATTTTTCCGTACTCGGACTTGCAACAATATTTGCAGGTGCATTCATGGGTATAGTCATCATGGCAGGTGCATTAGAATTTGGAAAGATTGTTAGTGCCGCTTACTTACATCTCTTTTGGGACAGACTTAATTATCAAAAATGGATAATGGCATTCATGGTCTTTGTCCTAATGTTAATCACATCACTGGGTATATTCGGTTACCTATCAAAAGCACATTCAGAACAAACAGGTGATACTGCACAAGCACAATCTATTGTTACCCGAATAGAGAATCAAATACTCAGGGAAGAGAACAAAATCAAAACTTACGAAGGTCGTATTGGAACACTAGGTGTTTCGAATATCGATGTAAGTGCATCAATATCCCAACAGGAAGAGATAAGAGACGGTGCATGGGAAAGAGTTCAAGGTGATATTGACTATGCAAAGATTCAGATAGAATCACTAAGAGGTCAATTAAGTACACTAGACGAAACATTGTCTACTTTAAGAAACAAAGGTGTGGCAACTATAACAGTTCAAGAGGGTGGAATATTCTCTCAAGATGATGTAGAGGTTATTGATTACGTTGCACAAGCAGATGAACTATTTACCCAACAGGGTGACTATAGAACTCAAATAAGAAACGACATTGCAGAACAACAGGGTAACATAGACAACTACAGGTCACAAGCACAAGACACTATAAACGATGCAAACGTAGAGATTAAGAGATTACAACAGTCATCCACGGGAGATGTGGATGCGATGATAGTAAAAACAGAAGAATTCAACTTGTTGATAGACCAATCATATGATATAATAGATGGGTATAAGGACGAAATGTTTGATTCTAAACAAATCATACTTACACTAGAACGAGAAGTGGGCCCGATTAAGTATATTGCAGAGGTAATTTACGGTCAAGAAGAGTCTGTCAAGTACCTTGACAACGCAGTTAGATGGGTCATTTATATGCTTATCTTTGTGTTCGACCCACTTGCAGTGTTACTATTGATTAGTAGTGTTGGTCAAGTTGCAAGAGAGAAAGAGATAATAGAAGAAAAAAAACCACCAGTTATTGAACAAAGATATGTCCTACAGGTTCCAAAAAACCGAGTTAGGAACATGGAAAATACTAAATAACAATAAGAATACAACCCATCAATAGGAGAACCCAATGGCATTCGTAGAAAAAACAATTGCAGAAATGGAAGCAATGACTAGAGTAGAAAAGAAAGCATATTTTGAAGGTGACGGAAAACCACCTCAACCAACAGGTTATGCTGGTATGGCTGCAGACGATAGCAACAAACTTGCATTTGACGAGTCACTTGCACAAAACTTGCGTCAAATCGCAGGTATAGATGACGCTATAGCAAACGCTGACTAATCTAACGCAAACCCCCTTGTAAAAAAGCATCACCTATAGTATAATAGGTGTATGCTTTGGTTAGAGAAAAAATATTTATCGATGGTCGTGTCCAATTTGGACAACGCCAAGTGGAAGGGTGACACCACCCTAAATCATAGATGTCCCTATTGTGGGGACTCATCCAAAAACGAACATAAAGCACGTGGTTACCACTTTGTGATAGAGCAATCTTATGTCTATAAGTGTCATAATTGTGGTAAATCTACCTCATCTATCAACTTCTTGAAAGACCATTTCTCAGTCATATATAAAGAGTATATGAAAGAGTGGTTAACCGAAAAAGGTTTCAAACCAAAGGGAAAAAAGATGCCAAGTGCTAACGCATTTAAGTTCCGACCAACCCAAGAATCCCTAAATAAAAATGATATTATGACCGTTGAAAATCTTAAGTTTCTAATGAAACCTTGTTCTGAGGTCTCAGTTGCTAGAGATTATCTGATGGAAAGACAGATACCTGAAGTCCATTATAAAGACTTATGGTACACTTCAACTCCTCAGAGTTTATCAATGTTGTGTGAAAAATATAAAGATAGAGTCTTAGGAACAGACCCAAGAATAATAATACCATTTTATAATGTAAACAATCAGTTAATTGGTTTGAGTGGTCGTGCAATGAACAACAGTCCATTGCGATATATGACCATGAAATTTGACGACAATGAACCGTTAATTTACAACCTACATAAAGTGGACAAAACAAAACGTATCTATGTGACCGAAGGCCCAATAGATTCAATGTTCCTACCAAATGCAATTGCTGTTGCAGGAAGTGACTTCACAAAACTAGACGATAGTATTAAAGAAAATGCTGTATTAGTCTATGATAATGAACCACGAAACGCAGAAATACTTAAGAAGATTGAACACGTTATCAACTTAGGATTTACCGTTTGTATTTGGGGTGACCGAAGAGTGAATGAATTGAAAGATGTCAATGATATGATATTAAACGGATTGACAGAAGAAGAAATTGTTAGTATAATAGAGGACTGTTCCTATAGTGGACTCAGTGCCAAGGCCAAATTTATGGAGTATAAGAAAGTATGAATTCCCCGATGTTAGTAGTTAAGTCAGATGGTTCTAAGGTTCATATAGACCTAGATAAAATTCATAAAATGGTTCATAAGGCGTGTAAAGGTATTGCAGGTGTATCAGAGTCTTTAGTAGAAATGAACAGTGGTCTTCAGTTTTCTGAAGGTATCTCCACAATAGATATACAAAAGATTTTAGTTAAGTCTGCATCAGATTTAATCTCATTAGAAGCACCCAATTACCAATATGTCGCCGCCAGACTATTACTGTTTGGTGTTCAAAAACAAGTGTTTAACACTAAGTGGAAAGACTCTACCATCTATCCACCACTCAATGAAATCATAGATAAGAACATAAAGAAAGGGGTATATGACCCTGAGATTCTTAATATGTATACTCTAGAACAGATACAAGAATGTGACAAATACATTAAACATAGTAGAGACCTAACATTCACATATGCAGGTCTACAACAAATCGTAGACAAATACTTAGTTCAAGACAGGTCTAATTCTGAAGTGTTCGAGACACCTCAGTTCATGTATATGTTAATAGCAATGACTTTATTCCACAATTACGAAGAAGAGACGAGATTAGATTATGTCAAAAGATACTACGATGCAATATCAACTTTTAAAATCAGTATACCCACACCTATTATGGCAGGGGTCAGAACACCTTTACGACAATTCGCATCATGCGTACTCGTTGATGCCGATGATTCCCTCGATTCAATCTTTACGAGTGACATGGCAATCGGAAGATATGTCGCCCAACGTGCAGGAATTGGAATTAACATGGGGAGAATACGAGGACTTGGTTCAAAGATACGAGGTGGAGAAGTCCAACATACAGGAGTCATCCCTTTCCTCAAAAAGTTTGAAGCAACAGTTAGAAGTTGCACCCAAAACGGAGTACGGGGTGGAAGCGCAACGGTACATTTTCCAATCTGGCATCAAGAAATCGAAGACATCCTTGTTCTCAAAAACAATAAGGGGACAGAAGACAACAGAGTAAGAAAACTGGATTATAGTATTCAGATATCTAAACTATTTTATGAAAGGTTTTTAAAGAACGAGGACATAACATTGTTTAGTCCTCACAACACGCCTGGCTTATATGAAGCATTTGGAACACCTGAGTTTGACGAACTATACGAAAAGTATGAACGTGCAACCTCAATTCCAAAAACCAAGGTTAGTGCAAGAGAATTGTTTACGGATATGTTGAAAGAACGTGCTGAAACAGGACGTATCTATATTATGAATATCGACCATTGCAATTCTCATAGTAGTTTCACGGACAAGGTGAACATGAGTAATCTTTGTCAAGAAATTACACTACCAACAGACCCATTGACTCATATCGATGGAGATGGCGAGATAGCGTTATGCATTTTAAGTGCAATCAATGTTGGTATCATCAAGATGGATGAATTATCAAACCTATGTGACCTTGCAGTGAGAGGACTTGAGGAACTTATAGATTTCCAAGAGTATCCTGTAGAAGCTGCAGAGAGGTCAACCCTCGCAAGAAGGTCACTAGGTATTGGTTATATTGGTCTTGCACATTTCCTTGCAAAGAATAGAGTCAAGTATGACGACCCTGAAGCACATAAATTAGTGCATGAACTTACAGAGTCATTCCAATATCATTTACTATGTGCATCAAATCAAATTGCATCAGAGAAAGGTGCGTGTGAAGGTTTCGGTGGAACAAAATATGCACAAGGTCAACTACCTATCGACCATTACAAAAAAGAAGTCGATGAGATTACCCCTCATGTATTGAAACATGACTGGGAAAAATTAAGAACTTGTATTAAGGTTCACGGGTTAAGACACTCCACATTGACTGCACAAATGCCGTCAGAGAGTTCCTCAGTCGTCTCTAATGCGACTAACGGAGTAGAACCACCTAGAGACTACCTAAGTGTCAAGAAGAGTAAGAAAGGAACACTTAAACAAGTAGTCCCTCAGTATTCCATGTATAAGAACTTCTATACATTACTATGGGATATGCCAGATAACGATGGATACATAAAAACTATTGCAGTGATGCAGAAGTTCTTTGACCAAGCAATTAGTGGTAACTGGAGTTACAACCCTGAGAATTTTACAGATGGAGAAGTTCCTGTATCAGTTCTTGCAGGAGATATGTTGAAGACATATAAGTATGGATGGAAGACATCATACTACCAAAATACAATGGACGGGAAAACTGAAGACGTAATTAAGGATGAGAATTCAGCAATGAATGAATACATTCCACCTATGTTAAACAGTCCCGATAGTGAAGAGGAAGATTGCGATGCCTGTGCGATATGAAGATAAGTTAGTAAAGATAGAATTAGAAGATGTACCTGAAGGTGCTAAAATTGATTCCAAAGATGGTAAAGCAACCATTAAAGGATGGACTAATGACCTAACAAGAGACTTTCAGAAGAATGGTTATGTTATTCTAAGAAATTTCATACCTAAAGACATTATCAATATGACCTTGGACTCATGGTTGTCACTTGAAAATAAACCCGAATGGAATGAGACCTTCTTTGATGTAGAAGAAGATATCATTCACGATTCACCTAAAGAATCTTTGAATAAATCTTCGGGATGTTACTCCTTTCCACCTGCAGTTGCACTACATAGATGGTTAAGAGATAATCTCGACAAGACTATTGATATGCAACTCGTAGAAACCTATGCATACACTAGGAAATACGGAAGAGGTTCATATCTTAAAGCACATAGTGACCGACCTTCATGTGAAGTAAGTGCAACGATTTGTCTTAAGTATAAAACAGATGACAATACCCCTTGGAAGATATGGGTTCAGAAAGATAAGAACTATATCAATGATGCAAGAGGTGAAGGTCAACAAGTATTCTTTGAAGAGATGCAAAACATCCCTCATAGAGATAGAAAAGGAATACCTATATCATTAGAAGTAGGAGACCTCTTACTTTATCAAGGGCCGAATGCAGTTCACTGGAGAGATACTCTTTTAGGTGACCATTCATATCATATGTTTTTACACTTCATCAATCATGGTGGACAAATAAATGCATTTGATAAATTCCATCAACCCAAGGAGAGACCAAGGTCAGACGGAAGACCTCATAATGTATTTGCATATGATGGAAGAAAGAGTAGATATCATCATGAACAACAAAAATATTTCCATGATGCGATGGAATTTTGGAATGAGTGGGGTGCTGGTGAATACGATTGGTTTGACCCATCAGAATATATAAACAACTATGATATCATAGAAGACGTAGAGTTAACAGACAGAGAAAAGAGACTAATAGATGACAGTATTTAATAAGAAAAAGGTAGACTTCACTAAGGAACAAATGTTCTTCGGTGAACAGTTAAACACCCAAAGATTTGATGAGTTCAAATACCCAGTATTTGATAAACTCACTCAGAAACAATTAGGTTTCTTTTGGAGACCCGAAGAGGTGTCCTTGCAGAAAGATAGAAGTGATTATCAACAACTTAATGATGCACAAAAACATATCTTTACATCGAATCTAAGATACCAAACACTACTAGATAGTGTTCAAGGTCGTGCTCCTTCTATTGCATTTCTACCATTTGTAAGTATCCCTGAATTAGAGTCATGTATCATTACATGGGATTTTATGGAGACGATACATTCACGAAGTTACACTCACATTATAAAGAATATCTATAGTGACCCTAGTGATGTGTTCGACACTATCCTAGAAGAACCAGCAATCCTTGCTCGTGCAGAATCAGTTACACAAAAATACGATGAGTTTATTGATATCGGAAGACGTAAATTGATGGGTCATAAGATAGATGATTACGATTTATATAAGGCACTTTACCTTGCATTGATATCAGTTAACATCTTAGAAGGGATTCGTTTCTATGTTTCCTTCGCCTGTTCATTCGGATTTGGTGAATTGAAAATGATGGAAGGAAGTGCAAAAATCATATCTCTAATTGCAAGAGATGAGTCACAACATCTTGCAATCACAACACACATATTGAAGTGTTATCAGAAACACGAGAACAACAAAACAATGAACAAGGTCATGAAGGATTGTGAACCTGAAGTGTATCAGATGTTTGAAGATGCAGTCAACCAAGAGAAAGATTGGGCAGACTTCTTATTCCAACACGGGTCAATGATTGGTCTATCTACTCAGTTACTTGGACACTATGTTGAATACACTGCAAACAAAAGACTAAGAGCGATTGGTCTCAACCCTATATATGACAGAAGTTCCACAAATAATCCACTACCTTGGACTGAACATTGGTTCAATTCAAGAGGATTACAGAATGCACCACAAGAGACAGAAATTGAATCATATGTCATTGGTGGTATTAAACAAGATGTTGATGATGATTCATTCAAAGGATTTACATTATGATTGAGATATGGGGGAAAACACAATGTCCCTATTGTGACATGGCGAAAACACTATGTGAAAGTAAGGGTATAGAATACACTTACCAACAATTAGGTGAGGACTTTACTAGAGAAGATTTAATGGAAATATTCCCAACTGCACGAACCTTCCCACAAATAAAAGTGGACGGTGAATCGATTGGTGGATTTGATAACCTAAAGGACATGATTGCATGAACAGATGGTGGCAAGTGTTATGGGGTAGTCAAGAAGAGAACGACCTCGAACAGAAGATTGCAAACAAGGTTGTCAAGGAGATTAATCTCAAACAACATGAAATTGGAACTCCCGACCCCGATGATTTAACAATAGAAAATGCATATAAGACTAGGTGGATATGGTATCACACTATACTTGCAGGACTTATGTTCCTAATAGTTATTGTCCAACTTGGTATATTCACATTACTCGCAGTTAAGTTATGATTATTCACGCATACATTTTTAATGATGCACAACAGGGTGTCCAAGATATGAGGATTCAACATATGTTGAAGACCCTAGACCCCAAAGAACACGAAGTCCGAATTTTTATTCTAGGACAGGATTTCCATCAATCAGATGTAGAACATCCGTTGCCATTTGCAACACTGGATGGTAAGAAGAAGTCATTTGATAATTTATGGAATGAAGTAATAGGAGAAAAATTACATGATAAAGATATTTAAAATACACTGCAACGGTTGTAAAAGCGAATGCGACATTCATCATGAGATGGATACAGACCCATATAATATCGAAAATTGTCCATTCTGTGGCGAAGAGATAGATGAAGATGAAGTTGAATTCATCGGTGAAATTGAAACAGAATAATTCCTAAAAACCCCTTGACCTAGACCCCTATCTTATGTTATACTAGATGTATAGTTATGAGAAAGAAGAACTACATGGTCAATGTTGGAATAATAGGTCAAATCGCAAGAAAGAATGACATCCACGGGTATATCCAAGATACCATTTACCATTTACACCCCAAACTAAGACGAAATGTAGACCTAGAGTTGTCTATTACATCATATAAGATGGAAGAGGGTGACTACAACTATGCAACTTGTTCAGGTAACAAGAATACAATAGAGATTGTTTTGAATAGATTAGATGAAGACGGAGACAAATTCTCACATGACCAAATGATGTTGAACCTTGCACACGAATTAGTTCACGCAAAACAGTTTATTAAGGGTGAATTATCCCCAAAACTACAAAGATTTAAACACAAATACCATGGAAAAACTCCTTATTCGAGACAACCATGGGAGAAAGAAGCATACAAAATGGAGAGTAAATTATTCAATATGTTTTGGGTTGGAAGAGAAAATTTCATATAAAACCAAAATACTACTTGACAATGACTCTCACTTTTTGTTATAATATACATATAGTCGGAAAAGAAAACGACTTTAAAACCTTCTCGAAAGAGATAACCAAAGATTCTTTACCATTCGGAAATTTTGACAACCTGTTAAGTGTTTACGATAGTGAGTGGTAGTAAGTGTAGTATACAGTAAGTCGGGAATCCAGCGCAAAGAAACTCTTCAACCTCACCTTGACGATACCATGGTGTCCCAATTCTCCCCTTCTGCTTCGGCACGGGTGAACACGGACAACTGAAAACGACTAAGACTGTAATTAATGATTAGCATCAACGGCAGATGGAATTGGGACTATAGAGAATAGCAATCTTGAACCCCTAAGTGTGTGCGTTTTTATGGACGACTGGAACCAACGAAACTTTTGATGTAGTCCCTCACGGTTCCTTCGTAAATTTCCACCTTTTTTATAAACTAAATTAGAACGGAGAAAGATGGAATTTAGTACATTTTGCAATCATATGTTTCAAGAGAATTGTCACGAACGTAGACAAAACGAGGAACAGGAATATGAAACAGTCGAACAATACGTTGATAACGGAAGTAACCTTGTATTCTTAAGAAAAGAATATATGAAATACTTAAACAGTCCCCAAAATATCCTTAAATAGGGGTTGACAGTGACGCCACAAAAGTGGTATAATTACTGGGTAATAAGGAAATAATACAATGAAAATAGAAAGAATATTCATCGACATGGACGGAGTCCTTGCCGATTTCAACACTGGAGTGGAGACACTCACTGGAACACCTTTTCCAAATACGGATAAGGGTCATAACGATTATGACGAAAGAAAAGAAGAGTTAACGAACAAGAGATTGTTCAGACACTTACCCCCTATGCCAGATATGTATGAACTGATTGGATATGTCAGACACACAAATCTTCCTTGGGAAATACTAACTGCTGCTGGTGTTATCAACAGAGAGTTGGTAGTGTATGACAAGAACGAATGGATTAAAGAATACATTAGTCCGACAGTTGTAGTCACCTGCACAATGACAGGAAGTCAGAAGGGTGCATTCGCCTTTGAGGGAAGTGTCCTCATTGACGACAGAGTAAAGAACATAGAAGCGTGGGAAGCAAATGGTGGAATAGGAATACTACACACCAATGCAAGAACCACGATAACAGAATTGAAGACTCTCAGAAATGGGAGTGCTTCTTAACAAATTCAACAATCAAGTTGAATGAATAGATGGACATGGGAATGTATCATCGCTTATATGGAGAAAATATAATGGCTTTATCTAAAACGCAAAAAGTGTTAAACCTACTTTCAAAAGGTAAAAATGTAAAATGGACTACAATTCGTAACCGTTTTGACTTACAGAGTCCTGCTAGAACAGTAGGAAAACTTCAGTCAATGGGTCATGTAATCTATACTAATGTAAGTTCAGCTGGAACTTCATATAGAATGGGTACTCCGTCTCTTGCAATCTTGGCCGCTGGTCAAGCTGCAGTAAATGGTGGTTCACTCTTTACATATGACAGCTAAGAAATAACTTTTTTAGTTGACTAAATAATAGACACCCTTATGGGTGTCTATTTGTAAGAGGATACAATATATGATAAAACGAAAATTAAAACAATGGTTCAATGCTATCAAGTATTGGTTCCTACCCGAATACGAAATCACCGTTTTTAGAACGCAGGATTTGACGGGTAATGTTTATAAGGATGAGTATGTATCCAAAAAAATACTAATCCAAAAAGAGAAACATCTCAAATTCAGAGATAAAGAAAAACGAATAGTCGAACTTCGAAGTGCGAAGGGATTGGACTATAGAATAAAGGAGCTATAATATGCAACAACTTTTAATAGGAGTAATACTTGTCCTCGGAATGGGTTCATATTACCTCTACAATCAAAATCAAACACTAAGTGCAAATAATGTTGCATTAGAGTATGCAGTCGAAGAACAGAAGGCGACCATGACTGCACTCAGAGAAAACTTTGAGAGACAAACTGCCGCCCTTCAAAATATGTCTCGTAAGAACGCAGAGATTGAAGAAGACAAAGCAAGGTATCTATCCATCCTATCCAAACATAACTTTGAAAGACTTGCAACCGTCAAGCCAGGGTTAATGGAGAATAGATTTAATAAAGGAACGGTTGAAGTAATTGAGGGAATAGAAAATGACACTAAAGACATTAGCAATCTTGAGTCTCCTAATACTAACGACTAGTTGTTCGTTAATACCTGAAAGAAAGGTAGAGATAATAAGTAAACCGATTGAGATAGAAATCATTCAACCTACATTACCACGTCCCTTAGACCTACAACCACCAAAATGGTATGTAGTATCTGAAGCGAGAATCGCCAATCCATGTAAGAAGGTTACACTAGAAGATGGAACAGAGAAGAGACCAAAGACTTGTGACCAAGACATGAAAACTAACCCCGAATGGAAAGAGGGTTACACTTACCTAGATAGATTCTTAGATGAAATGAGAGACCTGAACAGTGGTGATGTTGTATTTGTTGCAACAACTGTTGGTGACTACAAGGTCATGATAAAGAACAACCAAGAGATTAAGAGATACATCAAACAACTCGGAGAAGTGATTGTTGTATACAGAGACGTTACTATGTCAGATGGTCAAAAAGGAATAGTAGCAGAAGTTAAAAAATAAGGAAACCCCTATATTATGAAACCCCCAGTGATGCCAGAAGAACGAAGAGAGAAGACTGAAGAACAACTTAGTCATGAGGAGAAGGTATTCGATGCAATTAAAACAATACCAACTATGACTGAATTGAATGACGAAGGGACATTTGATGTTCCATTCGACCAAGTCCCCGACTCAGTAAAACGAAGTGCAGAGGAGATATATCCCCCTGTTCCCGATTCGTATCAACCTGCAGAGGCGATGTTACTTCAACTATTCCCTATACCATTTTTAAGAGGTCAACTTGACTTCGATACAGATGTAATTGCAGATTCATGTCGTGAGATATTACGAGATGTTGAACAAGGTGATGTAAACAATGAATACACTACCTATTTCAATGAAGAGGCACGAATCAAAATGCACGACACACAATGGTTCAAAGACTTCTCGAACAAAATCAAAGACTCATATATCACATTCATTGCGAATATGTTTCATACACCAGTCGCACATCTTTCAAGAAATGACATCCATCTATTCGCATGGATAAATCGTTACACTGGCCCACATCAACATGGCGCCCATAATCATGTCAACTCGCACATCAGTGGAACTTACTATGTCAAGACAGAACAATCAGACCAACCTATAAAGTTTTGGTCACCTAATATGATGGGTAATGCTAATCACCTTGCAGTCGATAGAAGTCAACAAAGGGAAGGATTCCCTAACATGGTATTTGATGGTGTCGCAGGTGTTGACTCTACAATTCAAGTATTTCCAACGAATGATGAGTTCCTATTTTGGCCATCATACCTGTTACATAGTGTAGAACCTACTAATAATCAAAATGGGATTGCACATTACGAGAGAATATCAATCTCATTCAACCTTAAATACAGAGACACAATCGACAATAATCTTACAGGTGATGATATGGGTTATGGATTCATGCAAGAGGAGATTGGCCATAATCGTGATTAGTTGGATAATGAAAAAGATATCCGATGCATTTGAAAGAATGATTGAACGAAGTTGGCAAAGGAAGGCAGACAGAATGCACAAACACTTAGGAAGAAAAAAGAAATGATGAACAAAACATACATAATGGACGAACTATTTAAATTCTCAGATAGATTCGATGCAGAATTTGATGGTGAAGTATTGACCATAGACAACTTCTATGAGAACCCTGAAATCATCCACGACTATCTAGAACATAGAAGTTATCCCATGTGGAAATACTCGCAGGATAGACCATCACGCAACGGGATAGATTACAATGATTGCAGGATAACCGATAAGGTTGCACATCCTACTCGCACCTATTACAATGAAATGGATAGAGTGATAAGTCTATGTAGAAATTACTGGCATAAGGGAGAGTACGAATGGGACATGATTGAGGAGTGGAATTGTTTCCAGTCAATCAACCAATTTGACACTAAGATGCAACACTACCCACATACAGATTCAACACTAGATTCACCCGATAATGAATCGATACTCAACATGATTGTTTACATGGATAAACATGAAAGTGGTGGAACTGCATTCTATGACGGAACATGGTTATCTAATGATGAACATCAGAACTTACTATTTCCAGTATTAGATAGATTTGAGTTACAGAGAGTAATCCCTGCAAAATTTAACAGATGTGTCATATTTCCTGGCAACCGTATCCACGGAGCATGGGTTGATGACTACCATAAATATATGGGTAACGACTGGAGATATTCACAAGTCCAGTTTTTGAAACCAGTGAGAGAATGGAGAAATAAATAATGAGAAACCCCCCCGTAATAATAGTGGCACACGCCGCCGTCCCCGATGATATGTGTTTTGCAATCATTGACAAACACGTTGAAGCCGATGAATCCCTAATTGAATATGATGACCTAGGTGTAGAAACCTATGCACTCATGGAAGGTACTGGAGACCATAGCGATGTTATGGAATGGATTGAACGGTATTTACCATGGGACGATGACTTCGGAAAGATATCCAACATGAGAATATTAAGGTATGGAATGGAATGTTCTAGACCTTGGATGTGTGACGACCCTGAATCAGGTGACACTGGTAAGGTGATATTTAACCTCAACGAGAATTTCGTTGGTGGTAACTTGTCCGTAGATGGACATAGATTTATTCCGTTTTGTGGAACTATGGTTGCATTCAACAATAGTACTGAAAGATGGCATGGAATCGAACCTGTTCTAACTGGAGAAAGATTTAGTCTTGTAATACGATTTACAAGAACAGATGACTTCGTAGAACCTGAAGACAATATGACAGAGGATATGTTTGACCAAGAAGAGTCTGCAAATGACCCTGTCGAAACAAAAGTATTCCCCAAGGTAATACTTAAAAACTAATAATAAGAATGTTCAATCCAACCATGAAGTGTGGAGAGTGTATGACAGATGTCAATCAACTCGACATTAAATATCATACCTCAGACGGTAGTAAGATATTTTGTGGGCCGAAGTGCAGTCTTGATTTTCATCAAAGGAAAAATAATGAGAAAACAAATAACAATATTGAAGATTTTAACAACACTAACAGCAATAGCACTACTAGTACAAGTAGTTGAACTGTTCATATAGGAAGGAAGAAGATGCCGACAAAATTTAAAGACTCCCAAACCGTAAGGTCAAGAGGAGAAACCAAATCGACAACAACCCACCACTATATGAAAACTCAGAAAGTGGAAGTGTTGGAGAAAGAACTTGAGTCCTGTCGAGAGACAGACCTTGAGGGACGAGTGACTACTAAGAAAGGTAAGGGAAAACTGAAACAGAAAATACTCAACGAATTAGTTCGTAGACAAATCAGACCTTACAAAACACATTTCAAAGCAGTCGTATAATAATGAAAGAAGGAGAATATATGAAAAATATATTAACAGGATTGTTAATAACAATCTTATCTGCACCTGCATTTGCAGGGTCAGTATCGGGTGGTTTAAACTATGGTTCAGACTACATTTTTAGAGGGATGTCGCAATCGGGTAAACCGACTGCCGGCGCATGGTTACAATTAGATTCCGATTTAGGATTCTATGCAGGTGCATGGGGTAGTCAAGTAGACTTCTCATCCATGGACTCATCAGAGACCTCTCAGGAAGTAGATTACTATGGTGGTTATAACCTACAAGTAAGTGATTCAGTGTCAGTAGACATGGGATATCAAAGACTTACATTTAATGGTTTAACACCCAGTGTTGAAGAGTTCTACTCTAAAACACAAATAGGTAATCTTGGTATCGATGTATATCAAGACTTAGAAACTAACGACAACTACGCAGAGATATCATATGCATTCGGATGGTTATTCGATAACGCTTTTGATGCATCTCTAATGTTTGGTACTCACGATAGAAAAGGTGACGACTCATTCACTATGTTGAGGTTAGGTAAATCATTTGGTTCACAAAACCAATTTAACTTTGGAGTGTTAGTCGGTCAGAATGTCTTTGAAGGACAAGTTGCTGACTCAATCACTGCAAGATTATCATATAACTTTAAGAGGAGTAACTCATGAGTTGGTGGAATAACGTAACAGACTTTTTCGGATTTGAATGGGTCAGAGCAAGAGACGATAAAGGTCGTTTCGTTGCAGATGACAAGTCAACACCCGATATAGACGAGTCTAAAAAGAAGGTCTATAAGAGTAGAAAGACAACTACTCCTAAGAAAAAAACTACAACCAAGAAAAAGTAACTGTTTTTTTGGGGTCTTAGCTCAGTTGGGAGAGCGCTTCCCTTGCACGGAAGAGGTCGCAGGTTCGACCCCTGTAGACTCCACCAGTTTCTAATTGGAAGATTGGCAGAGTGGTTGAATGCACTGGTCTTGAAAACCAGCAAAGGGTCAAACCTTTCGAAGGTTCGAATCCTTCATCTTCCGCCACCTTTAAATCCATAAGGAGAATTGAATGGATAAGATGACATTTATAGATTATAAATTTTATCTAAATGAGGATGGGAATGTATCGTTTGACGATGACCCCGACCTCGGAAACAGAATAGGTATTAAAGAAGGTGACTTATTAAGAGTCACTAAGGATGCAAAGGGTCGGTTGACCCTTCAAAGATTCGGGTTTTTCGACTCAGGTGAGTGAATAACCTGTTGATAACCATATATACTTATGTGACATTTATGTGACAAGACAAAGTAGTCGAAAGACGAAGTGCAGTTCACGGATAGTCAACAACAATAACAAGGAGATAACAATGCAATATTACGCATCATTGTCTGCCGAGTATATACATAGACTTGCAGACAACTTTCATACCATGATGAAGAGTGGACGACTACATAAGGTTCTAAATCTTATGGAAAAGTCATAAAAACCACTTGACCTAATTCAATACCTCTTGTAAAATAGGGGTACTGAACTGAACTAAATACATTTATTAATTGAATTATATTATTATAGGATAAACAATGGCAACGAATATTATCATGCACCAAAAGGATGGAGTCTCATCCGATGTTATAAACGACTCGTTCGTAAGACTACTCAAATACAGAATTAAGAAAATCTCAGAGGGATATAATGAAGTACGCTTTTTTTGTCTCACTAAAGATGCAACTGGTCTCTTACCCGAAATCATTCAAATCCCTATCAGAGAAGATGAGAATGTCGTGAATGAGGATTGGTATATCCTTCAATTGTTGGATAACCAACCTCAACTTGCGATTGACCATTGTAAGAACATTCTTTGGAACCCAAGACTTATGCCACTTGACCTATGTCAGACTGCAATGTTGTTTGGAATGCCATTGAAGGGAACGACTGATAATCTACCCGAAGGTCATGGACTCGATATTGAGACAAGACAAACCATAGAAGATAATGCATTACCATTCATGGAATGTCCTACAAAATGGTGGGATGATGGAAAGGACAATACTTTCCTTGCACATTGGTATATGGCATGGTGTGGAGATGACCTCAGAAGTCTTGACAACCACTCAGAAGACACTAGTGGTTCCGTATGGGAATACATAGAGAACTCATTCAAAGGAGTTGTATTACCCACTAAACTTGCACAAATGAGTCCTTACTACCTTAACGATAAAGATAAGAATATTGAACTCAATGCACAATACGAAGAAAAGGTCAGACCTTATTTCCCTGCAGAATTCTACCCACCACAAGCGGAAGAGATGGATTCAGAACTATTCTCATATGACCATGAGTGGAGAGACATCACACCACAAGTGCGATTTGTATATCTAGATGACCAAGGTGATTCGACCATTGAACCTAAATCAGATATGTATGCACGATTATGGTTTCTGTAGGAACTACTGAACATCTAGTGTTTGACGACTTCCTCGGTAGTGAGGAGGCGTTGCATATCGCAAATATCCTTAGACGGGACGAACACAAAATACTTGCAATCCCTAATACCTCTTCAACGGGGTATAAGGGAACAACTGCACAATATTCCGTTTATAATCTACTCACACATCCCGACATACGTCCCATGAATATACCTGATAGGATATTCGACTTACCTATATTCCAACCCACACCTGAAAATGACTATGCAGAACTATGGGTGCAATGTTGGGGTAACGTACTCCATCAAGGACAAAACTTACCCGTCCATTGTCATGCAGAGAAAGAGGCGGAACATACCAATGATTTACTTGCGTGTTCAATCTACCTAGACGGTAAAGACCCATGTTATACGCATTGGGAAGACGGGAAACAAGTCAATGAACGAGGTACACTTCACGTTGCAGGTAAATTCCATGAACACGAAGTCAAGACCAACGTATTCACTGAACCACGCATATCAATGGCGTTCGATATCTACTGGAATAGGGATAAAGTACTCACTGATTCACATAGACGATTCCTACACATACATCGAAAGGAAAACGTAGTCTATAAATCCGACTTCAACGGAATGCCAATTGTCGTAAAGAAATCCGACACCCAAACCAAACTACATTTCGGACATCAATCAGACATAGTTCAAGCAATTATATTGAACAAAAGTCCAACAACACTATGGTTCACCTATGTGAATCAATTATGTGGAGTAACCAATCAAGTCAAAGACCCAAAAACGGCACTTGTGTTAGGACTTGGGGGTGGAGTCATCCCTTCATGGTTACAAGAGAACACTAAGTGTGACATAGACGTGGTCGAAATCATCCCTGAACTCGAACAAATATCCCATGAATACTTCAATATGCCAAAAGGTATCAATGTCATCATAGAGGATGCATTTGATTATGTCAGTAAAACCCCAAAACACTATGATATTGTCGTAGTGGATATAGGAGATGAGACATGGGAATTCATGGAACGATTTGATGATGCATTTTATAGAGACTTACAGAATATACTCACACCAAACGGATGTGTTGCAATCAATTACTTTGCATGGAAGGATACACCTGAACACGACAATCACTTAGAACAACTTAGAAAGACGTTCGGTCATGTAGAACTTCAACCCAACCCTTACCAAAAGAACAACAACTGCATAACCTATTGTAGTAATCACAAACCCGACCATGGTACATACACAAACGCTGCTAGGTCATCAACACAAATAGATTCCAACGCAACTTGGGGCCCATTAGGAGAATAGAACACATGGAATTCAGTAAGACAAACCCAAAGGTATTATTAAACTTCACCCCCAACAACGAATTCACGGAAGGATTCTTCGTATACCTACAAGACAAGGTGCCCTTCATGGATTGCGTAGACCATAACACACCTGAAGAAGACCAACCAAACGCATGGGTGGAACATACACAACGCCACGGGGTATTTGACCTCTACTTCCACCTTA